AAAAATACCTCTAATAGTCTACCTGTTATTTTATCAAAGTAAGCGTTAACATGCATAGAACCACATCCAGATATTATCTTTCTCTTTCTACCAATTAAATCCTCTGAAAGTGCTAATGTTGTTCCCCAAGGCAATTCAGTTTCAACTTCTTTTTTTATTTCTTCCTTTTTATCTGTATTAATTAATATACCTTGTCTAATTTCATTAGGTCTAAATATTGTACAACCTTTAATTCCTGCGTTCCAACAAAAATCATAAACATCTTTTACTTGTTCAAATGTATATTCAGTAGGGCAATTTACAGTTTTTGCACATGCCATATCAGTATGAAATGCAACTACTTCCAATATATTTAAATGGTATTCCACATCTAAATCATTAATAGTAACAAACATATCCTCTGTTACTTTTGTTTTAACTATATTTTTATAGTTATTTAGCCATAAATCATAAGCATAGTCTCTTAATTTATGAATTTGTATATTTGATTCATCTTGTCCACCTATTTTAATCTTTCTATCATATTCCTTCATGAAAATAGGTTCTAAACCTGATGAACAGTTATTACCAAATACTAAACTCATAGTTCCAGTTGGAGCAATGCTTAACAGTCTAGCATTTCTAATACCATATTTTAGTATATCATCTTTGATATTCGTCCAACTATTATAATCATTATATGCATCTAAATGTTTTTTTACATATCCACTTTGTACAAATTTCTCTTTATTTAATAATGGAAATGAACCCTTTTCTTTTGCTAAATCAATTGAAGCCTTATAAGACTCTCTAGCAATAAAATCCATTAATTCATCTACAAACCAAATGCTTGTATACGTTCCATATTCCAAATTCAACATAACCAACATATCAGCTAATCCAGTTATGCCCAAACCTATAGTTCTTAAATTAGTTTGATAATCTTTATAATCTTCGTTAGGATAATTATTTAAATCAATAATATTATCTAACATTCTAATTGATTTCCAAATTGTATCTTTTAAAGTATCATAGTCCAATTTAGCATCATCCATAAAAGGATTTTTAACAAAATTATGCAGAAATAATGAACCTAGATTACATGCACCTTTATAATTTAAATTATTATTTGGAGTATATACGATGCCAGATACAAACTCAGAACAGGGATTTGTACCAATTATATTTTCAACATACCATGTATTATTATCTTTATTTAAATTATCATAGAAAAACACTCCATATTCTCCTGTTGAATATGCTTTATGCATAATTAAATCCCATAATTTATTTGCATCATATTCTATCTTATGTGTCCATTTAGATTCATCAGTTAACATAAAGCCTTTTTCGTCATAAACTGGAAAATGTAAAGTTATAGATAGATTATTATTTTTAGCGTTCATAAAATTATCATCAACCATAATTGAAAGATTAAAATGCGCAAGTTTTTCTTCATCATAAGATTTCGATTCTAAAAAATCAAATATATCAGGGTGATATATGGATAAAATTCCCATATTTGCTCCCCTACGGTTTCCTTGTAATATAGTTCCTGTGCCTGCATTAAAGACATTCATAAAACTAACAACACCTGATGCAACTGCATCATTTGATGTATTCGTTCCTCTGGGTCTTAATTTGCTAAATTCAAAACCAATTCCACCGCCCATTTTAGATGTAATTGCGCCTTGTTTAACAGCTTCGAATATATCAGGTATTGTATCTTCTACAAAGTTAAATGTGTAACAATTATTAAGTGTTAAATTTTTATTTAATCCTGCATTGCTTATAGTTCTTCCTGCTGGAAAAAAATATTGATTATTCATAATATCATAAAATGATAACGATTCATCAACATTATTACTACATGCATCAGCTACCCTTTTAATTTGTTCAGTAAGTGTTTCATTATTTTTCTGATACCTATCTTTCCATATCTGTTCAGATACCTCATTCGTAAAAATAAAAATCATCCCCCTTTATATCTTTATCTACTTCCCCTATATCATAATAATGTGAAATTATGAACTGTTTTTTAGTCTTTCCTGCAAAGTTATTTAACTGAAAATTGCCAACCACAGAAACATATCTTTCACATTTATCACTACATCTTAAAACTGTATATAATTTTGTGTCCTTCCAACAAATAAACTCAATATCATCACATTCAAACTTTGTATGCTTATTTTGAATTAACACTAAATTATGTACAAAAATTTCTTCCATTACAAAAGTTAATGGTTTAAAACCAGAACCAGAAATATGATTAATACGTTCTATATGTTCAATCAGATAATTATTAACATCAAGTATTGTTACCATACAATCAACTTTAACATTATGTGTAAAGACGTTTTGTGATAACTCATTGTTTAATGCTTTAACAAATTGAATAAAATCATCTTTTCTAACATTAATACCAAACGCCAATCCATGTCCTGCTACATTTGCTAAATTAATTTTTTCAATTATGTCTTTTAAATTAATTCCTGATAAACTTCTACCAGAACCATATATAATAGTTTCAATGTAACTTGTTGAATCAACAAACACTAATGCAGGTTTTTGATATTCATCACATAACTTTGTTGCAATTAATCCTGTTAACTCTGGAACATTAATAAAAGTATAAACAAATGTTGTAAATTGAAATTTACTTTTTTCTATATGCGATATTGCTTTTTCATATTCTTTTGCAACTGCAATATCCTGTGAAGATTTAACATCTTTAAGAAGCTTTACAATGGCTTTGGCTTCTTTTAAATTATCACATAAAAATAAATCTAATGCCAAATGATTCTTATTCATTCGTTGAGTAGCATTTATCAATGGTGCAATTGACCATAAAACAGAATTAGAATTAAATTTGTAATCTGCTATTATTGCTTTCATTCCAGTATTTTGTAAATTAGATAAACCTAAATCACATAAATATCTGTTTTCAGGAGAATTTTCTGATACATCACAAACATCTGCTAATATACCACATGCACATAAATCAACTAAATCATCTGAATAATTATTGTTAGTTAAATGGTCTAGGTAAGCACAGAACTTCCATGTTACTCCACTACCTGACAATGCAGGATTTTTATAATACTTCGCACTTGAAACCAGCAATGCACTTTTTGGATATTCTTCAAATTGATGATGGTCTAATATCACAATATCTATTCCATAACTTTGCAATTCATCATAAATGGTATAGTCTAAATCTAAACTGTCAACTATTATTAAAATATCACATTTTTCTTTATATTTAGATAATTTGGATTTTCTGGATAAACCATGATATTTACCTTGGTTTATATCATATATGACATTAGCGTTCATTCGTTGTAAATATTTATACATAATTGTTCCAGAACAAATCCCATCACAATCAACATCGTAATACACACAGAAACGCTTATTTTGCATGATTCCTTGCGTTACAATAGCACTTGCTGATATTATATTAACCATTGATTCGAACGGCTCTAAATCGAATTTAGAAGGCTTAGTGAACTTATCAACATCTTTGATTTCTCTAAGCCTTAAAATATATGAAATTAAGTCTTCATGTTTATGTTTCTCAATATTTTCTGATAATATGTCAAATGTTTTAATCATTTTGATACACCATTTGAACTAAAATATTCAACAACAGATTGTAAATATGCTATCAATTCTTCTGATTGTTGAAGCGTAAGTGATATTCCCAATTTTCCAAAATCTAAATCGCTATCATGTAATGATAGATAAATAACATCTTTATTTCCATTTCTTAAAAAAAGTGCTTGTTTATAAGTAGCTCCATAGTTAGAACCTATAGTTAAAACACTACCATGTACATCTGAAATTTCAAAAATTTGTTCTATCATGTATTCACCGATTATCTTTCGTAAATTTTTAATAATTCTAAAGCACTTTCAATTTCTTCTTCTGAACCAAAAATAATATCATAACAAGCATCTTCTATTAAATCTAAATGAACATCGTTTGGATATATTCTACGCATTTGCGACCATAAATGTTCACCTTCCATTTTTCTTGATGTACCTTTTGTATCTAATTTTGTAAAATAAAATACTTTATTTCTAAATAATAATATATACCTTATTGTACCTTCATCAAAGGTAATTTCTAATCTAACCATAATATCTCCTTATCTAAACAACAATACCAATAACACTACTGCAACTAGAATTGGTGCAATCATACTGCATCCAATAACAAAAAATATAGTAGCCATAAATAAATAACTTGCACAAAATGAAAATAAATCTTTCATCATTTCATTTAAACCCCTTTTTTGAAAATTAAACATCTTCTTCAATAATAATATTAGGCATATGATGTTCTGTGCCAAATATATTAGAACATTTTTCACAATAATAAGTAGTCACAAAATTAGGTGCTTCATTATAATGTGTGCGTATTTTAAATTTAGTATTACCACAACTACATGTAATTGTTGAATCAATCAATGAAATTTTATCACCAAAAGCAAAGTCTTGACTTCCACATTCACATACATCTTTACCCATAGTATCAGCACCACATTTAATACAAAAATCAATATTATAATTTTCCATTTCTACTTCCTCCTTTGTTAAAAGGGGCTTTGCGCCCCATATTTATTTAACAGGAATATTAAACATAGTATTCCCATTTGTAACCATTTGTGGCATCTTACCATCCCATTTGTCAATAGCTTTACTTTGATTATCAATCTCTTTTAATCTAATAGATTTTTCCATTGTTTCTGCTTGAATTCTAACTGCTTCTGCATCTGCTTTGGCTTTACTCAAAACCTTTTCATTAAAATTATGTTGAGTTATAACTTCTTGTGCAGAACTAAATTTAGCATCAATAGATTCTTGAATTTTAGAATTAAGATATGTTAATTCACCTTTTAAACCTAACACAGTAACATTTATTCCTCTATCTTTAAAATAAGGAATAACTGTATCTTTTACATTTTTAATAATATCACCTTTATTTGAAATAATTTCATCTAATGTTCTCTTTGAACATTCCTCTACAAATTTACTTTCAATCATAGCCCTGATTTCAGTGTCCATAACTTCCTTTAAAGGTTTATTATTATATCTATATAAAAACTTTGGAGCATCAGATTCATCAATTTGTGCAGAACAATTTGCTCTTGCCATAAAGCCAATTGACTCCTTAGATTCTGCAATCAATCCTTCATTAGTTGATGATGTACCATTTTTTTCACTTTCTGTCCATTCTCTAGTCTCTGGTTTACGTTCAACAATAATAACTCTTGCTATAGGCATATAACCATTACCGCTTACCCATTCTTTTTCAACTAAAATTCGTTTACTTGCAACTAAATTTTTAATAAGAAATTCTTCACTTTGAAATTTACCTTGATTAGTTGTATTGTTCATCATAGGTATCAAAAACGCTGTTTGTGATGGTTGAATTTCAACAACATCTGGGTAATTACATGCTGTTAATGTTAAACACATACATACACCTAATATAATTACTGCTATTATGCTATTTCTTTTCATTTCGTATTATCTCCTTTAATAGTTTAATAAACTTTTTAATTGATGTATCAAATAAAGTACATGAAGCTACAACAGGAGCAATCCATGATATTGCCCATAAAACATGCACTAAATTGTATAGACTTGTTGAATATCCATTATTTTGAAATTGATTAGTCATAGCATCATTCATAGTATTAATATAAAAAATATTTACCATAATTAAATAAATAACCCATATTGCTATAAACATTAAAGCTTTATTGAACATCTTTTACCTCCGTTGAAGATACTGGTGTCATATATCCTGATGTTCTATAACTACTAACAGAACTACTAACTGTGGAATAAACATTAGCAAATCCTTTTGAATTAGAATAATATGATGTAAAATTATTAATACCTAACGAAGAAGCTGATAACATTGTATCTTGGTTTGCACCTAGATATATAAATTCCCATTTATATATTGAGGTTTGATGTTCAATCATACATTTAATTTTTTCTGATGTATAACGAACGCTAGAATTTTCTGCACCATCTGTTAAAATAACAATAACAACTTTTTCTGGTTTTAATTCTTCTGCTGTATTATTCAATCTTACTCCAACATCTTCAATAGTATCGCCTACTGCATCGTATAACGCTGTTGAACCAGATGGTTTATATACTTCAATATTAATTGGTTTAACCTCTTTTATATCCTTATTACTAGCATATACATCATACCTGTGGTCGAAAAACGCTACAGTTAATCTTGCTTCTCCATCTAAGCTTTGTTGTTCTTCTAAAAATTTATTAAAACCTTTAATGGCATCATGTTTACTACATTCCATTGAACCACTTTGGTCTAATAAAAAAATAATTTCAGTCAATCCATTTTTCATCAAAATTCTCCTTTTTATTTTATAATATTACATTAAAGTAGTTATGTCAATTGCATAAATTTTCAAGTGAAATTATAGTATTTAAATTCAAACATTGGAAAATCAAAATTAAAAAATACAATTTTTTTATTAATTTCATTATATTTTGGTCTATGAAAATTAATAAAAAACTCTTTATAAATCAATGATTCATGTTCTAATTCTTCTGGTAATTCTGTAAATTCAATATCTGCCACTTCATTCCACCAAGGACTATTAAGTTTATAGTTTATCATTTCTTTTCTTAAATCACTTGTTAGTCCTACATATATACACTTATTTTTATCGTTAAATAGTTTGAACAAATAACAACGACAAATGCTAAATATCATAATTACACCTTATTTCTAAAATTATTATATAATGTTTCCCATGTATCTGAATTATCACAAGGACTTTCTTTATCACTCATAAAACCCATTGGGTCTGTAATTATATATACATCTGATAAATTTAATGGACTTTTGAGTTCATTTGCAATTACCATTAATTCTGATTCTTCTACATCTTTATCAAAAGCTAATGTTATTGCAACATTAAGTCTTAATAATTTATCAATTTGAACTTTTGATATATTTTTACTTCCAGTAGCAACGACATTTTTAAATCCAAGTGAGTTTAATTTAATGACATTTTTTTCACCTTCAACTACTATAACTTCATTTTTACTTTTAATGTCTTGATAATTTTTATGTAATCCAAATAAAATTTTTGATTTAGGACAACTATAAATGTAAATATATTTATCATCAATAATTTTATTATCATCTAATAATCTACCCTTAACACCAACTAGATTACCTAATTCATCTCTAATAGGTATTATGATTCGTTCAGATATTACATCAACACCTATTTGAAATTCAGTTTGTGATTGATAACTCAAACCTTCAATCTCCCAACGCATCACTGGTGTAATTCTAAATTGATGTAATATGTTTTCTGGTAATGGAACAAGGTTTTCATTTTCTGTTAACTTAGAACCACTTTCAACAAAATCTAACCATTTTAATAAGTTAGGTTTTTCAAATATTGGTTGATAATAATTAAAACCACAAATTCTACAAATAAATGAAATGGCTTGTTGAGATGAAATATTTTTGATAAATTCAACAAGCGTTATTATATCTCTAAATGGTTTTTGCTCAAACTCACTTCTTGTAAACACTTTTGTGTAATAATCATCATTGTCTATATAAACACATACTGATGATGGATTATCGCCATCATATAATCCTGCTGAAACATATTTTGATTTTATTGATATATGATGGCATCCTAATTCCTCTAAAATTTTAACTATTAAGTCACTATCTAATTGTTGTTTTAATTGTTCAGAAGTCATGATTATCCCCTATTTATCATGTTTTAAACGTACACTGCAAATCCTAATTCTTTCCAAGTCATTTCGCCTTTATTGACTTCATAGATGATATTGCTTTTATCAATGCCAGAACGATTTTTATCAATATGAGTTAGATAATATGTTTTAGACATATCTAATTGTTGCAATTGTCCATTAAAAATATTATCAGGCATATTTATCTTAACTTGCATTTTACTTTTGTCAACACTATCTAACATCCTATTCATTAACAAAGTGTCTAGTGAATGTTTTATTTGTTTTGATGTTGCTAGTGAATTAGAGTTAAGTGCTTTAGTATTTAATGCATCATCTGTTTGTTGTAATGTTAACCACATTGCTATTTCAAGTCCACCTTTTTCCTTACTACCAATAATACTCTTTAATCTTTCTGCTGTGTATGAGAATTGCATCCAATCGCTTAATCCGTTCATTTCAGCACCACGCATGGACTTAAATGTATCAAGTGCCATATGGTTAATACCTCTTAATTTGTGCTTTTTCATAATCATTTTGACGCTATTATAATCCCATGCTGTCAATTCAAGTAGATGAATTTGTGAATGTTCTTTAATATATTTAGCAGACATTTTTAAAATTTCATCCTTAACTCCTGTGCAACTACCTCTAGCAATTTCAGATTCATTAATTTTAACACCATACTTTGGAGCAAACATATTATTTGCAACACAAGCCAACATCATCAGTTTAATTTCTGTTGCATCCTGTTCATTAATCATCAATAAACTTGATGTTTGTCCAAACATAATACTGGTATGACATAATATATATACAATGTGTCTACTCTTTCCTAGTCCACTATTCATACTATTCGCATACAATCTGCCTAATCTCCAACCACGCAAAATATCATTTAAAATAGGAAAAGGTAGCTTTATTCCAATATCAGGATTAATTTTAAATGATTCATAAAGTTCAAGAAAATCTGAACCTAACTTAACACTATCGTTAATCCCATTAACAAAACTACCAGTTTTAATTAACTGCATTTCAAATCCTTTTAATATTTGTTCTACAGTTTTTGTTTTAAGTTTTTCTAAGTTTGGTTTAATTGCAAATCCTTTTGCATCTAAATTTCTAAGTACATTATAAACTTTAAGCTGTTCATATATTTGAGAAAAATTTTCATGAACTTCTGATACATTAGATAGTCTTTGATAAATATTAAACCCACCAAGATTTTTATATGTTTTTTGTGCATCTTCACCAAGTCTTGATAGTTGAATATTTAATGATGTTTCATTAACAAAGTCATGATTAAGGTATGTTTCAATTAATAAGTTATATAAAAACCTTAACCCTTCATCAGAAAAATCATATTGAGGAAATATTAATTCTAAATATTCATTTAAAATATCTATATTTCTATAAATATACCCTATTGCGATACCCTCTGTGGCAATATCTTGAATAATGTTTTCACTCATATTTATACCCCTAATCTAAAAAGTCATAATCTTCTGATTCAGTTACCTTAACTAAATTTGATGGACTGCTGTCAAAATTAATCAATTCTATATTTGCCATGTTAGCTTGTGTAACTTTCATTTTATAAGTATATCCATCTATATTATTTGACAGCATATAATAGATAAAATTAACTTTATGAAATTCATCATTAAAATCAAATGCATTAAATCTCTTTGTTATCTTTTCTTCCAATGAAATCATACATTCATACATTTCTCTAAACGTGAAATTTTTTCTCAAACTTTTCAATTGAATAATTAAAATTGGCGGTAAATCACGATGATAATATTTCGCTTTGATATATTCATAAAGAAGTTCCCATTCAATTTTATTTTTTTCTTTAATATCATAACAATCTTTATGATAATAATAGCAATCTATTCTACCTGACTTTGTATATTTAATATTACCACTTCTATCATGTTTAGGTTGTAGAAATAATAAATCTTCTGGTATTTCTGCTTTACATGAAAAACATTTTTTTAATTTCATAAAATCACCTACTTAAATATTTTATATAAGCTTTTTGAACACCAAAATCATTTACAATTTTACTATCCTTACTTGAATGAAAATCACCCATAAATATATCAATAATTTTACCTTTAACTGCCCCACCTGTATCTCTTGAAGTATATATGCCATCAAATCTTGAAAACTTTTTATCTATAAATTTAATTAAAACAATACTACCTAAACGAATAATTCTAGTATCTGTTGCTATTGTCATTGCACTAGTTCTAGTATGATTCTTTAATGAAAATCCTGACCTTGTTTCACCATAACCTCTACTAGTAATTGTTTTACCACAACTAGCAATACTTAAATCATAGGCTGTTATCAAAAAAATATCATCGTATCTAATCGTATTGTTTGTTGTAGGTGGAGAAGTTATTTTAAATTCTGGCTTAATAGTTTTAATAGGTAAATCTGGTGGCGGTGGTGCTGGTTGTGGAACAATTGAAACTAATGGCTCTATCCCTGATGGTCTAACTAATCTGTCGCTTGGCTGAATTGACGCTATAAACAAAATTGAACAGTATATTAATATTCCTATAAGTAAATATACTGTCAATTTTATTATTAGTTTAATGCTTATAATGCTTTCAATTCTTCAATAATTTTTTTAGCCATTTCAACATCAGTTATTTCATCAGGAGTTTTCATTCCATATTTTGCCAATAGATTCATAATGGGTTCTTTATTTAATTTATTTGCCTTCATTTTTGACTTCATACTTGTCTTAATATTGTCTTTTAAAGTCTCAATATCATCATCAAATTCTTCTGTATCAATTTCAATATCTTTATTAAAATTGATGTGCGCAGTTTCTAATGATTGACTTCCAAAGAAAATATGTTTCCAATTATCGAATGAAGGACTTTCAATCTCTTCACCAATTTTATATGTTGAAGTTCTATCTTTTTCAACAATACCATAACGTCTTTCAGTGGTTTCATCATAACAAAGTTTTAATACAATATCAAAGTCATATTCAATGCCTTTGATTCCATTGGGTTTTTCTCCAATTTTTACAAATGAATCCCCGATTTGTTGTGTTTTATCACTTAACTGTGTTACCATGATAATGTTTTTACCCATTCCTGCAAGTGATATAAGCTTAGAATTAATGCGTTTATGGATTAGCTTTATCTTACCCCATTCCTTCATTGACAGCGTTTCTGCGAAGGCATCACGACCTGCTTTCCTTGCTCTACGTTCTACTACAACAAGGGCAGAATGTTGTAGATTTTCATACATTTTAGTTTCACTATCTAACACTATTGTGTCAACATCATCTAATAATTCGTCACGAATTTCGTCTACTGCTTCTTCAATTTCAACAGCGGAAGTTGTAACAAGCCTTTGTACCATATTAATATTTTCTGTATACATGCTTGTGCCATCTTCTGTGTCAATCACTGCTACTTTTGGAAATGTTAAGGCAAACCATGATTTACCTACGCCTGTCATTCCATATAATAATATTTTAATACCACGCTTTTCTTTTTTAGGTTTTTGAAATAATCCCATAATTTTCTCCTTTATTTAAAATGGAAGTTCATCATCTGTAATTTTTTCAATAATACTAGAGTAATCTACATCTGTTGATTCGCTAGTATAAAAATCACTTTCCTTATATCTTTTCCGTAAAAAAGATTCTTTATCATAACCAACAATTTCTAAATTCTTAGTAAATGATTTAAGTGTATGTCTGCCACTTTCATCGTCTATTTCAATTAATTCAGCTTTATTATTAATTCTACCAACAAATTTTAGGAAATCACCAAACTTTAGTGACTTAATAGATTTAACAAAAAGTGGATTAGATGTTTCTGGATATATGACAAATGACGCAGAATTAAATTTTTCTTTATATCCAATAACATACCCATTGATGTGTACAAGTTTATCTTTTGGATTATCAATAATTTCGCTAATAACTAATTCTTGATTAAATTTATTCACCTCAGAAAAGCTTGGAGAATCAAATTCAACTTCATAATCGCTATGGTGACAACCTTTAATAATAAACTTAACTGATTCTCTTGTTTCATTATTTTTATCTACATAACTTGAAAATTCAATTTCACCATAGACATTAACAGAGTCACCATCTACATAGTTTTGATGTATTTTATGAACCAAATCATACTCAGGCATTATTAATTCATATCCATTACCAAATGGTGTATTTCGTTGATTCCATGGAACTAAAACACTTTTCTTTAATGCCTTATTATAAAAGCAAACTTTATCTTTTTCCATACCATATAGTTCTACTGTAATTATATTGTCTTCGCTAGTTTTAAGTGGAAACTTAATACTTCTGTACTTTTTACCTTTGTTCATTCCTTCTTTTTCTACTGTTCCTTCTCTATAACCATTACTTTTAGAAGGATTGTCTTTTCCTGTGATTAGTCCTGTGAGTGAGAAACTTCCTTTGGTTTGAATTAATTTTGGTTCTGTCATTAAAACCCCTCCTATTAAATTATCTTTAGTTTGAAAAAAGGATTGAACACCAATCCTTTTAATGCTACTAGACACACATATACACAAATTTAAAGTTTGTTTATGTATTTTTGCTGTTAGTGTCTAAAGTAATAATTGTTTATATAAAATGAACTGGAACTGAAATTATCTATATAGGGGATATTTAATTAATTCCAGTTCATGTTATTTATACTTTTATTACATCGTATCTCTCATTATTTATTACATCTAATACTAATTGATAAGGTGTGATAAATTCATCTTTTAGTATGCTTGTAAATATAGTTGGTGAATGTCCAGATACAAACTGAACACCTGTTTCGTCTATAGTCATAGGAAATGTTTCGTTTTCTGCATCAACATTCCAAAATGTTATTTTTGGTAATTTATATCCTGCAAGTTCCCACTTGTCTTTGATTGTCTGCATTAATTTATTTTTATTAATACCATTAAAACAAAACCTAGTAGGACAAAGTGCATAATCAAATTGCATATCTGACACAATAATCAATCTATCAGGCATTTCACTTTGAGGTAAGTTTTTAGAAATCGCTAAGTCTAAAAGCAAATCAAATGCTTTTTCCAAATTTGTATTTTCATGAAATTGTTTTTGTAATATATTAGCGACCTTTAAAGCAATGTTTGTTCCTTTAACTTCAAATAGTATAGGATTTTGAGAAAATGATAGATAGTGTCCTGCAAAAGCACCTTTGCTTTTTTCAGCAAAGTAAATACCCATTGCTATAGCTGTTGATAGTGGTAAATTTTGTGGAGTTTGCATACTTCCACTATTATCAACCATTACAAGTATATTCTGATTATTACATTGAACATAATCTGGAATATTATTCCACAAAGCATCCAGTGTTAAATCTACTTTAATTTCCTCATTATCATAGTCACGATAAGTCATTATTGGATTGCTATTGATTATACTGCGAACAATATCGTAAGGATATAGCGTTGTAGCATTAATCTTCTTCTCACCCTTTGAAACAGATTCAAGAAATGTCCTGTATCTATCTTCATCGTTTCTCCAAAATGCTTTTTTATATTTCATATTTGCATTAGATGGAACTGTTTCATAATTTATATTGCTATAGTCACGTTTAGTGATTTTAGTTTCTATTAAACGTATTTTTGTTCGAATACCAACCAAAAGTTTTCTATAGCTTCTTGGACTAATATTAAATAAATGTATAAATCTATAAGCAAGAGCAACAGTTTTTTTACTAGAAGTATTACAACTTGGCATCCATTTAGCCAATAATGTTGGAGTGTCACTATGTTCATCTACTGTTAATTGACCTCTAATTAGAGTAACCATAGCTTGTTGACATGGAGTATCAAATAACACAAATAAATCATCCCACCTACCATAATTACTAATTTGTTCTAAGTTTTTTAAAACAATATCAGGTTTCGATATAGCAAGATAATTTAATATAGTTCTAAATACTTCTCTTTCTCCCTGTCCACCTCTAACATCTCTTACATAAAATGCAAGTTTTGTAGCAATTAATTTATCTTCTGCAAATGCTTTATCAAATAAATTAATTATATCTTTCTTTTTTCTGCTACGCATTGCACTAACTTGTGCAAAAAAATCTACAATTGAATTTTTTGTTGTGCTATATGACAATGCACCATTATCAGTATAAGCAACATTTGATTCTTCTTTCATTAGTTCTAATAAAGTATTCATAAGTTCTCCTTTACAAGATACAACTTCTCTTTATATTATAATGATGTAAATATACTAGACACTTATCATGCCACTGTTATTCGCCAGTAAGTAAGTTTGCTGTGTGTGTCTACTTTACATCAATATAATTATAAAGAAGGAGTGTGTGTTATCTTACTAGGCACTAAAATAAATTCATCTGAGAATTTTCTTTTAATAATTGCTGTTTGTGCCTAAAAATTTTAATCTAAAAAATTTTGAAATTTGTTTTTAATATTTGCATTAGACTTTTGTCTATTTGATAGTGCTAAATCTAAATTTGAAAATTCAAGAATAAATTTATTTAAAACATCACGTTTTTCTTGTATTTCAATATCAACATTATCTAATCGTTCAATTGTTGACCTAAAAATACTTAATGCATTTTCAGCTTCATCATTAAATATAGATATATGATTTTGAAATTCAGATTTTAATATTTCTCCCTTTTCTACTAGAGATAAAGGAATTTCTTTTGTAAAAAATTTTAAATTAAACATTGACAATCTCCTTGTATTTAGTGGGGGCAATAGGATTTGAACCTATAACTCTCGCTTAAAAGGCGATAATAATAATTGCTGTAAGTGTATAATCTATACACATTTTAGTGTTCTACCAGTTGAACTATACCCCCATGTATTATATTCAATTTTCAAAGTTCTACTAGACACATTAATTCTGAATAATTTTGCGCATTATTTGAAATTAAGTATTGCTGTTAGTGTCTAAAGATATTATAACTCTGTATTTTTATATTGTCAACAAAATATTTCAAAATAAAACAAACTCCCCTATAAAGGGGGAATTTGTTTGGAATAATCGCAACATTCTGAATTTGGTTCTATAACATCATTATAAAATTCAATCTTTTCAGCGTCTAAATATTCTAAGTTATTGCTTTCATCTAATAAATAATTATAGAAATTTGTGAACTCACCTTCCCACGAAATAATACCTTCGCAAATTGTAATTGATTTATTTTCAGAATTGCAACAAACTGTTACTAATTGATTATTATAAGGGATGATATTGCACCTATCAGCGTTTGGTTGTACTCCTACTGAAACAATAAATTTTTTTAATCTTAAAAAAATTTCATCTTCAAATACTCTTTTCATTTGTCAACGCCCCTTAGTTTTATTTTCAGTGCAAAAGCCAGTAATTCCATTATAGCACTTAAATAAAAAAAAACAAGGATTATGTCAATACATAAAATCCTTGTCGATTTATGGGTATTTCTTAGATAGCTTAATGATTTTCGTACTTAGATTTAATGATTTTTCTTAACCAATATAGGTTAGTTTCGGACTTAATATCAAACATTGATAAAATTTCATGGAAATTTGTTCCAGAATTTTGATGCAACATATATATCAATCTGCTTCTCCTAATATCTTCCAATCCCAAATGCTTCATAGAAATACCTTCACATTTAATATTATTCCTAAATAGTGATGTTTGCAATGATGCAGTAGGATTAGATAAATATCCAATTGGCTTTTCTGCTTTTCTTCCAACAGCAACAGGCTTGAATAGATATTCGCTATTTGTGTAGGACATACATTTTTCAACTCCTGTATAAGCATGAACAAAATAAGTGTTTTCCTTTAGAACTAACTGAATATCATTCACAACTTCTTCATCTTCAATTAAATATATATTATTATCAGTGCGAACAAACGCACCATTATCATGAATTTCAACATCTGATTCTTTTAAGTTTTTAATTTCGTCACATGTTAAACCTTCCCAAGCCATTTCAAACAATAGTTTATCTCTAGTATTTTTATTTTTTTCTAATTTTAAATTTAAGCGAATATATTCATATTCATCCTTGGATATAGTTTGTGCTATAAGTTTGTCTAAGTCAATACAGTTAAAATAATCTTCATTATTAATACCCATATCTCTTTTTTGAACTCCATTTTTTTCAGCCACATATTGAGTGAATTTTTTAAATCCATTCATATATTTGGATAAACTAATTGGACTTTTGGCATGGAATGATTTTAAAAATTGACTAATATCATAACCACTCCAATTTAATACCATTTTATCCCAATTCTTTTCTAACCGTACCAAAACATCAATTGTTGTAGCGTGTTCAGGATTAATTTTAGTAAAATCTTCTTTATAATTTTCGCTGTACATAACAACACTCCTTTGCAAATCCACACATTATATGTTGATTATATCACAATACACAATTTTATGTATCAATTTTCATAATTTTTCTTAACCTATCCTGTGCAATACTCGCATATATCTGTGTTGTAGCAATACTTTCATGACCTAACAATTCTTTAATATCATACAAATCTGCTCCTTCGCTTAATTTTTTCGATGCAAATGTATGACGAAATGCATGAACTCCTGTTTTTAATCCTGCACTCTTCTCTGCCTGTGCGCATATCATCCAAATTTGGACTTTTGACAATCTAGTATTGCGATTACTGCAAAACAATGCTGTGTCTGGATTAGTATTCACCAAAGTGTTAATATATATTTTCAGTTTTTCTAATATAGAAGGAGTTAAATAAACAACCCTTTCCTTATCATTTTTACCATTTACTATTAATGTATCACCTTTAATATCACCAACATTAAGTGAACGTAGTTCAGATAAACGAAGTCCAGTTTCTAAAAATAATTCAATTATTAGAGTATTTCTTTCTTTATATCTTGCACTTACTGACTCTATGATATTTCCAACTTCTTCATCAGTAAAATGTTTTGGCACTCTTTTTTTCTTTTTTGGAAACCTCATATCAAAATAATCAAATGGATTATGTTGTATGTATCTACTTTTTACTAAAAACTTAAAAAATTGATTTAAATGAATCAACTTCTTCTTTTTTGTAGAAGCACAATTTTTATCATCTAACCACTCAACATATGAATATAAAACATTTTCGTCAATTTTATCAATATTAACAGTAAATGATTTATAGTTTGCATTGTACCAGTTTACAAACTCAATCATTGTTGCGTCATATGATTTTATTGTTTCTTCTGCCCTATCAAACGTCTTATATTTTTTTAACCATTCAACAACATGTTTTTGTTTACAAGCCATTTTCTTTCGCCACCTTTAATTAATCATTATACTTTTACGCTCTGTAGATTTTTTAATATTCCTGCAATTCTAAACATTTTGTTAAAACTATTGTGTACTTTATTATCATGTTTAGCAATGTAGTTGAATAAATGATAGTAATTGCTAAATGTATCTTGATAATGCCAATTACTTTTGTGTTTATTATTCAAATGCATTAATCTAATTTTATCTTTTCCAAAAATAAATGGGGTGTTTGGCACAAACCAAACATCTTGCTTGGAATTAATTTGAACATTTGCACCCATTAATTTGTACTTGAAATTATAAATCTTGCAGTATTTGTCCAAACAATTTTGATTAACTATCACTTCTATTCCCCCTTGTTTATTTAATTATTGTAATAGAATTTGGGAATTATTGCTCCCAAATCCATATACAATTTTCTTCTTGAGCCATTGTTCTCCCAAATAGCCAATCAAATTTATATTCTTTATAATATGGCTTTTGAGATTTAATTAACTTTTTAGAATGTGTGTTCTTATTTCCTATGAATATATATTTGTTACATTTTTCCAAAATAGTATGTTCGTTGACACCATATATATTTCCTTCGTTATAATGATACTTAGGATGATATTTATGCGTTACATACGCACCTACCACCACAGACGGTCTAAATTTGCGTATAGCATCGTCTGAATTGTATTGTAACACATTACATCCATAATGAACAGTAGGTTGCTTCAAAACGTCATAAATAGCCTTGATTGATGTATTATTTTGTAGGTAAGAATCTGTCGCTATAATACCAACCTCTCTTGCCAATGCTCCATGACCCGAACCTATCTCAATTGCTGATTCTCCGTTAATCTCATTTACAACAAACTCAATTAACTCTTTGGTTGGCAGTGAATATAATCCACGCTCTACACAAAATAATAATAAGTCATTGTTAGGAATTTCTCTTAGAACATTTGCTGAAAGCACTTGCAATTCATTATTCTTCAATAGTAAGTCTTTGATATAATCTATATTATTAGGTTGTAATTTCATTATCATATTTAATAACACCTCTTTTTTCAATGGCTTCTATGTTTAAATTGAATAATTGGTCTTTAGGTAATAACGTAATTGCAGTTAGAATCTCATTGCTAAATTCTTTCACATTGAACACATCGTTTATACTTAAAGTAAAATCAAATTTTGCTATAGAAATTCTTTCTAATTTCATACAAATTTGAATATCTAACTTATCATCAAAAATTTCCATGAACTTCATAACAAATTCTTGTACTTGGTCACCACATAATTCTTTATTTACCATGACCTTAATACTTTGATTCTTATCTAATTTATCTGCTTTCTGTTTTTGTGGTACTGGTTCAATATGCTCATGCATTTTGTCATTATTTTTATATTTAGTAACTCGCAAATTAGTTTTTAGGTTATAAATTTTCTTTTTATCTTTGTCCCATGTCTGAGCTAAATCATCTATTGTATGACGTTTTAGATACTCAAATAATATCTTTCTTCTTTCGTCTTTTGACTTAATAGAAAATTCTTCAAATGGCATTATCGTATCGTATAAATTCATAATTTTGCACACTCCATTTAATTTTTTTAATTCTTTTATGCTTGGCACAAGTCTTTCACATTTTGATATAATTGATTTTCTTGAAATAAATTTCTTTTCCATACTATCATTTATAAATATATAACTTGCATTATTATCTAAATCATAGTTAAATTCAATATCTATTTCACTCATAAGTTACCCCTATTTATGTCTTTTATTTTGTATACATTGAGGTTTAACAATTTTATTATTTTTCTTTTTCATGTACATTCTGGTAAGATATAACGTAATCAAAATACTAACAATAATATTGATTCCCACTACAACTGGTGATGGGATATAAACTCCAAACATTCTCACACCTCCTATGGATTCATAAATTTTGTTGAAATTGAATGATGCGTTTCTGATAATTTAAAATTTTGAATAATGAGAAATTGATTCAATTTTCCCTCAACTCCACAATGCAATTCTTTACCATTTTCACTAATGTAACTCCAATCCTTCAATTGTGTCCACTCCTCCCCAAATCCTATACCATCTAGGAAACTTGTAACACTTAAAACTTTAGTATATATATTTTGTTTTTCAAAACTACTCCATTCAAAATTATATGTGACTCTGATAATAACGCTTGGTGAAGTTATATTATTTCCACTTTGATAGTCCTTAGTATTAATGGCAAATTGAATACCATCATAATTGTCTATTGAAATTCTTTGGTCTAAATATCCTGTTTGTGCAAATACTATTGATGGAAATAAAAGTAAAAAAATTAACATACAACTTATAACTCTCAACACACTTAACCCCTCACTTTCTTGTTTTCAACATAACATATAAACAAACCACTAAACAACTCAAAAACCAACTAAATATAATATAATCAATTTTTTCCATTACTACCCTCCTCCCCTTGTATTCTCCCGAAAACTCTCAATCAACATAATATAACAATGTGTGAACTTCGACAAGTTTTTATTTTACAATAAGAAAATACATTGACAATACCAAAATATATGATAAAGTATAAATACTTAGCTGAGTACATTAAACGAAAAGGAGGTACAATTGATATTTAGGTATGCTCTTATGTGCGAAAAAGTTCAATGAATTGTAAAATATATATCCTAATACAAAAAAAATTAGATTGACCTAAAAACTGAATAGAGTGGAATTGCCACTCAAAAACATTTGTGTAACCTGATATGTTATGCGAATAGATGTGTTAAGTAAACCATTGGATGGCAAATGTAGAGATTAATCATTAGATGGTAAATGGAGAAATGAACTGCCCCATGGGAAGGGCAGTTTATTTTATGTCCAAAGCATACACTTTCAATGTTTTTCTGCCTTTACCTTTAGCATATGGCTTTACCCATACTTTCTTTCCATTTTGTAACCTAAAATGCCCTCTAACACCCCAAGCTTCTGCAACTCTCTGTATTTCCTTCTTGGTAGGATTAGTGAATTTGGCATCAGATTTTAATGTAAAAGTTCTTTTATTTATACTTATCAATGACCTTGGATTAGATTGTTGTCTGCGTTTTATTTCTCTTTTCTGTGAATTGCTCAATCGCTTTGGTTCTTCTTTGACAATATAGTCCTTCTCATAATATGTCATATACGCCATTGTTGAAGCATAAACAAATAATACATCAGTAATATATTCATCTCCAGATTCAGCATCAAAAACATTTTTATTTTTTTTTGATAGCATTGATTTCCCTAAATCATAAAGTTTTAAATTAAATACTTGACAAGTTAAATCTTCACGATTGATAAAATCAAATGTCATTACATCATTTAACCTATTTTTATATAGAACTTTAGCTTCAATATGTGTAACTTTGTCATAGGTGTTAAAAGTGAGATAGTGAGTAGTTATATCGCTTGTTATTTTTATAACTCCACTATCTAATACCACTTTATAATTTCTCACTAAATCTAAGTTTGTATCTTTCCAATCTTGCAATCGCCACACATCATCTTTAGTGTATTCAATTAAATCTAAATCTTCAAACACTTATTCCACCTCACCTATAACACTCTCAATAAATTCCCATACTATCATAGCGTGTACATCATCACAAACATATAATGCCATGATGTTATAAGCTTCTTCCAGATTAATTTCATAAATTTTTTCATTTCCTATATCAATCACAAAATGACGCAGAATAGCACCTTTGGGATTAATAATTAAGGTATCAATTAATTCATATTTTGCACAATTCAACAATCTTCTCATGCTATAGTCTGAAATGCTTTCAAATTCTTCTTGACTAATTAGTCTTGACAAATTTCCACATCCTCTTTGGTTTGACTTGGAAACAATAGTTCGTATTCTTTCTTGATTAAAACTTCCATAACATTTGTCAAACTTCTATCTTGTTCCTTGGCAATTTTATTAAGCTTTCTCTTAACATCACAACTTGCCCTAAATGATAGGGTTGCTTTTTTAACTGGTCGCATATTCATTCCTCCTAAGTTTTTATTTTATTGTACCGCATAATGCAATACGCTGTCAAGAGGACAGCATATAAAATTTTGATTTTGCATTTTGCCATGCTTTAGTATGAATTTCATTATACCTATCATCATTTACAAGCCGTCCATTTCGGTCTATAACCACATGATGCGGTGCATATGCTGTAAAGATACTTATCCATATTTGAGCGTCCCTGATTAGTTTTTTAAGCTCTCTAGCATATATACAAGCAAATTGTTCTATTTTGTCTGTAGTAATTGTGCCATCCCCTGTGAGCGGTAAACGCTCTCTCCAAATCTTAATCATTCGAAACCTCCATATACATTTAATGAGTACAATGTACCACGAAAGTAAAAGTTTGTAAATATAAACATTAATCTGTTAACTTACCAGATATATGCGAATAATTTTTGCCATGTTTAAATCCCTTGTCATACGCTCCATTGCCGTAATCTTTCTTAACACTTGACCTATTGCTTTTTAATTTCATACTATCATATTTTTTCTGCACTTTTTCTGGTGTCACTAAAATCAAACCCCATTCATTTTGCTTTGATTGTTCTTCAAATTTTTCTCTCAACCCTATAATAAATCCATCAATAAAGGTATTTCTGTAAGGTTTATAATGGTTCTTAGTAAAATTTTCTCCCTTCATTGTTGCTCTAATTCTTTGAGGTAAATAATCTCTATCTGCTAATACATCAAGCGTTTTCACAGCATGAGTATAGATAGTCTTGGCAATCTCTACATCATTCTTAAACCCCATAAATTGTATAGCGTATGACTTATGACTTTTATTAATGAAACATTTACATTTTGAATTATCTGCAATAACTAATGCTAATCTTCCATGCCACCAATATTCTCTTGCACTTGATTCAACACCAACACTTTCCACATCCTGTTTATTTAATTCAACCCTTTCAATATCAGACATTGTTAAATCGTTTTCTGCGATTAATTCCTGTGCCTTTAGATATGCTGATTCAGATTCTTGTTGATTAGAATTATTTTCTGCCAATGATAATAACTTTTTTACCTTTTCAATTAATCTTTCTCTACACAAAACACAACACTCCTTTATTTAATTATTGTAATAGAAAATTAAGGGTAAGGAATTTCCTTACCCTGTTATCTTTAGTAAATTACACTTGTTTGATTAAAGTATTTTTATTCAGGAAATTTGTAATCACAATCGCTTCATGTTCTTCAAACTCATATTCATAATATCCACTTTGATTTTGTGGGCGTGTAAGCCATACTAATTCAGATTCTAGTTCTGGGTATTTCTGTCGAATTTCTTTCAATTCTGAGATTCCTTTACTGGATGGTTTGGTTCTATCCTTCCATGTTGCATTGTCATTGTAATCTAACTCATACTCAGGAAATTCACTCAATGCTCTTTCTTTAATGTATTTGTAATTGACATGAAGTCCTAACATCAAAGCATCTTTTAATTCATCACTACCAAACTCATTAATCCAGTTTGTTCTCTCTTCAACATACTGCTGTCTTTTTAGTTCTTTTTCTTCTTTTTCTTTTTTCTCCCTTAATTCTTCTTGTTGGTTATATTCTTCTTCTTTAATCGTCATTTGGTTAATGTATGCTTTGCGTTCATCTATTTTCTTTTGAAAATCATCACTATAGATTGTTTCACTAAAATTATTTGCTTTTAAAAAATCAATTGCTTTTTCTTCATTAAGAACATACTTTAATTCAACCATATCATGTTCTCTATCACTTTTGAATGGTTTGATTTCAACAAATTGATTTAAAGCACATTCTTCTACTCTAATATCAATGCTATTTTTAATGTCAAAAATTGGATAATGTTTAGCCATTTCATAATCAATATATATGTTTGGGTTTTCGTATAAACGAGTGATACAACTATTTCTTACATTCTCAGATTTTAAATTTAATTGATTTAGTAATTCAACTCCAACATCAACATTAGGTATATCAACAGCATAACGATACTCCGTTAGCGTTAAATCTTTTGCCCTTTTCGCATAAACTGCCCTTTCAAACTCAGTAATTTGAGCAGTAGAAATTTCTCTGCCCCTAACTGTTACACAAAATTTCATATTTTTACTCCTTCTGACACACTTGTGTCTTTTTATTTTTATCACCCAAATTTGGGTAAAAATTAATGCTAATTAACATTATGTTACATACTACCTAAACAATATTAGGATGTCAAGAAAAAAAATAGTGGGGATTTGCACCCCACTTTATATTAGGCTGATTGTTCTTGGATAATTTCCTCGGATGGTGCTTCTTCTGCGACTTCCTGTTGCTCTAATTCAACCTCTGGTACATCAGCAACAATCTCTTGCTCTATAGATGGCTCTATGACACCATTATCGTCAAAATCGAACCCTACTGGCGCAGGAACTAAAGTAATGTACTGTTCGTACAAGCTAGTAAGTCCATCAACTCTGCCCTTTACTTTTTCAAGTTTTGTACTGGAAACCCCAGTATTAATCCTGTAGGGGTCAAACTGCTCAGAAACCTCGGTGTACTTATTAATAAACTCTGCAAATCTCGGTTTATCTGCAAGGGTACACATTGTACTAATGCTGATTTTGGTAACAAACTTGTTGCGTGTATAATTGAACGCTTCTGCAATTTTATCAAACGCTTGTTCCACTTTATCCAATACCTCTTGGCTAATATCATTAACAGTAAAGAATTTCTGCAAATCTTTTGCACTAAATGACCTAAATTCCAAGCCACTACACAATGCTACTGATTGTAATATCGTAAACTCTCTGTCACCTTTTCTGATTCTTGATGCAGGAAAACATGATACTCCATCCTGCACAAACAATGGATGTGTTGATACAATTTTTCTTGCCCATTGTTGCAAGGATTTTTTCGATTTAATGAAAGCTAAATGCTCCTTGGAAACTTGCGTTCCATTGTTAAGTCTGTAGAAAATTTCTTCCACAATTTCTTTGGGGTCTTCTCCTTCTTCTGCTTCAAAACATTCAACCTTCACAGAATAGCCTTTAATTTTTTCTTGCAAAGGCTCTGGCAAATCAGAAAATCTGCAACCATTTAATTCAAAATCTTGGTTTAAGTCGCTAATATATAGCTTTCTGGGAATATCTGTTAATACAATTTCATCTTCTAAAAATGCAATCATTGTTGTAAGTCTTTGCTTTCCATCAATAACGTCCTTAATGTTCTTGTTTTTGCCCTTTTCGTCTTTTTCTTTGTGTTCATACACATAAACTGGAGGTACAAAATACCTTAACATGCTGTCAATTAATAATGATTGTTTGCCATAATCCCATTGTCCACTTGGTCTTTGGATTGGATTAGCGAAATTTAACGCACCTCTTTTGTACCAACCTCTAAATTCCTCTACTGTGTGATTCGCT